CTTCAAAGTCATTTTCTTCTTCAACCAATAAATTAGCTGCTTCTGTAGAGTTAAAATCTACATTATTATCTTGAGATAGTACTTTGGTTGCAGCTCTTTCAACTCTTTTATTTAATTGCTGAGCTATATATGCTGCTATTGGAACACCAGATTCTGGTTTATAAGTTTCTACTAATCTAGCAACACCTTCAGGGCCATATCTTAATTCACTAGCTAAAGCATCAACATCACCATCATATCGTCTAAACTGAGGTACAGAGTTCAGCTTTTTTATAGCTACACTTCTTATTGTACCTTCTTGGGTTTCAACAATGCTATTTAAAGCCTTAACGCCACTAGCATCGTATAGCGATTGAGCTTGTTCAGATAAAACAATACTGTCTTCAGCTACTATGCCATCTATAGTTTGTACAGCTTGCTCTGCTTTAACTATTTTTGAATTTATTTCAGATTCTAAATCCGGGTCACCATTCACTATAGCTCTATCTAAATCATTATATAAATCTACAAGTCTTAAAGATTCATCTTCTCTAAATTGTTGAGTTTTAGATTTTGGTTGTATTCTTGTTTTAGATGCGTTACTTATAGTGCTTAATTCTTCTTGTTTAGTTGTAAATTGTTCTTCATACGTTTTAACAGCTGCATTTCTTTGCTCTGTGTTTATTACACCATCAGCTAGTTTTTTATCTAACTCTGTAACGCCATTACTTATGATATCTACTTCATCTTGTATGACTGCAATTTGATCGATTTCTTTATCTGTTAATTTTGCTGCTTTAGCTTGAGCCTTTAAAGTAATATCAATAATTTTAGCTTCTTGTATAGCTATACCTTTTTTTATTTCTTTTTTAACCTGTGGATCTGTTGTTGTTGCTAAAGTTTTTCTTAACTCAGCTATACTTTGTAAAGCTTGATTTTGCAATACTGTTTCAGCTGGTCCACGTAAAGCTGCTGTAGCTTTTTTAAATTTAATATTTTTTTTACTGTCTAATGATTTTGATATAGGATCATTACCTGAACCCCTCATTAATCCGCCACCTACAAAACCTTGTAAATAAGACTCTAATCCTTCTTGAGATAAAACAGCGTCAACAAAAGCTTCTGTTTTATTTTCATCTTTTGCAGAAGCTATATTTACAGCATCTAATCCTGTTTGAGCTAGTTCAGTTAATCCTTCTTTGTTTCCTGAGAGTAAAACGCTAGTCATAGTTTTTCCTAAACCAGCACCTGTTAACTTTTTAGTCATTAATCTTCCAGCGCCTTTCAACCCAGCACGCTCTAAAAGACCACTTACAGTTCCTACAGTGGCAGCGGTTGTTATATCATCTTCACCATCTCTTATTAGATCAGATAAAGTTTTGCCTTTTTGTTTAGCAACTTCTTCATTATAATCTATGTAAGATCTACCTATCATGTCTGGAATCAATCCTCCTCCAAGAGTAAGTGTGTTTATTGCAGCTGAAGATCCTATCGATGTTATACCATTGACTATACCAGCGACTAATTCACCTGAACCTTTCATTATTTCACCTTTACCTAAAAGCTTTAAACCTTCCGTTATTGATCCAACCTCACCCATTTCAGCTTCTTCAAGTTTAGATTGTTGTATGGCTTCATCAAGATCTTTTTCAGAAAGTCCTTCTTTAAAAAATTCAGGAATATTTTCGTTTTTTAACCAAGATTCAACTGCTTCATCTCCAAAAATACCTCTGTATATTTTATTACTAGCAACTGTTAAATTTGGTAGAAATTGTTGAAATGAATTTGCTACATTTTTAAATATACTATTAACTATTTTATCACCAGAAGATAATTCTTTTAATTCAGGTTGTCCAGTTTCAGGGTTTATTTTAACTTGGCCTGTTGAATCATCAATAACATATTGATCACTTAATGTTTCTTGAGTTTTAGCTTCTATCTCATCAGCTTGTCTTGCTTCTCTTTCTTCATATGTTTCGTTTCTTTCTATATCTTCTCCAAACAATTGTCCAAAGAAACCTTTAGCTGGATCTGTATTAACAGGGTTACCAAACTCATCGAGCTCTTCTTCCTCTTTGTCAGGAGTATAAAAATCATCCATGCTAGCAACTGGAACGTTTGTGTAGTCGAATTCTTCTTCCATTAAAGTTATTATTTTTTACGAGTTAAAAACTTTTTTAGTTTTTGAACAGGGGATGATTTAATATTATATTTTGGGGTAAACTTAGATGAATCTACTCCGTAAACAGCACCGGATAAATACCTAGCTAAAATTTCAGGATTATCAAACATTTCTTGTGTTATTTCTCTGTACAGTTTTCCGCCTTTAACTAAAACTATTTTACCGTCAGTTTGATCAAGTGGAGCTATTGATATATTTTGATTTCCTTGTAATCCAGCTGAATCTAACCATAGAGATAAGTTTTCTTTAGTTGGAGGTGGCAATTTTTTCAATATACTTGCTTTAGCCATATTATTTCTTTCTTTTTCACTTCCGGCCATTTGCATTTGAGCGGCTCTATTGGCATCAATTTGTTGCATTTTTTGAAGTTTAAGATCGTAATCTTGCTGCTTCCAATTGGTTTGTTGTTTGACTATGTAATTATCTACAGCCATTTGAGAATACTTTTCTTCAACATCATATTCTAATTTACTAGAATAAATTTCACCATTAGGTCCTTCGTATTGACCAGAATTTATGTCAGCATTTATTTGTTCATGAGTATATCCCATGTAATCAGCTGCCAAAGATTTTAATCCCATTTCACCTCCGTTTTTTTCTAAAAAAGTATCAAAGCTACTTCTAACAGTTTTTTCAAACTCAGGAGATTCTAACATAACTCCTCTAACAACTTCTTGACCATTAGGTAATTGTCTTCTTTCTGGTACAGCCATTTTAGTTAAAACAGGGCCTAATAAAGATTCAAACGAAGGAGCTCTTTGTATAGGTTGAGGCATTTGATCTATTTTATTAGCTGGTATGCTAAAACTTTCACCATCTTCTGTTTTACCTTGAAAAACTAAAACACCATTATCATCCATACCAAAATTACCTCTATTATTTATAATAGCTTGATAATATTGCTCTTGTTCTGGTGTTATAGCTTTACTTAGTGATCCTTCAGATAAACCTGTAGCATATTGAACAGCAACTCCATTTACAGCACCTATCAATTGTTTTATTTGAGGAACTTGGCTATTTATTTTAGCGCTAGCTGTAGCAAATTCATTTTGACTTATTTCTTGGTTTTCTAAACTGTTAACCAATCCGCTATATTGATCTACAAGTTGTCTACTCATAGATTGTTCGTAGTTTTGTAAAGATTCATATTCAGTGTCTGATGAAATCATCAAACCCTGTATGTCTTGTGCTTTAAGCTTTGCTAATTGTAAGTCTCTAGACTTTTTTTGATCTGCAGCTTGTCTTAGTTTTACTCCTTGTGCTATATCAGCATCCATACCAGCCTCTGCTCTAGATAAATCTAAATATGTATTGTATGGATTTCTGCCCGTAGGACTTGTGGAAACTTTAATCGCCATTTTGTTATTTTGAAGATTTAATTATTAAAAACTTTTTATTATTCACTACTTATTAGCCTTTATTGCCTCTTAAGAAATTACTTACTCTATTACTTCTACCAGCAACAGCGGATATACCTCCTATTAAGTCATTAGTAGCAGAATTTCTAGCAGCTGTAGCGGCTCCTAATCTATCTCCGGTTATATTAAATTGATCCATATTTTGATTATATTGACTTTCTTGTATATCATTACCTGCAGTTGCAGCATTTTGATAATAATTATTTAATTGCTGCTGATTTGCCATGTCAAATTGGTTTTGAGAACCTGCATTAAATTGACCTGATTGGTTCATTGACTGTTGATTAGCTAAAGCAAATTGATTTCCAGCACCAAATTGCGTTTGAGCAAAACTATTTTGAGCAGAAGTATTATATTGATTCATTTGATTTTGAGCACCAAATCTAGCTTGAGCAAAAGCATTATTAGAAGAAGCCCCAAACTGTCTAGCTTGATTTTGAGCTTGCATATTAGCCATACTCATTGTATTTTTGGCTTGTGCGCTAAACTGATTAGCCGTATTTCTAGCTCCAGCACTAAACTGATTTGCTTGATTTTGAGCACTTGCACCAAATTGAGCAGCTTGATTTTGAGCACTTGCCGCAAATTGAGAAGCATCATTTTGAGCGCCTACATTAACTTGCTGTTGTCCTAAGTCAAATTGAGATGCGGTATTACCTTGTGCTAATTGATTTTCTTGTAATCTTTGTTCAGCACTTGCTCTAGCCATGTTATTTGCCTGTTCTTGTTGGCCTATTTTAGCTGCTATACCTTGTTTTGATTTAGCGGCAGCTGCAGCTATTGCGGTTGCTCCACCAGCACCAGTACCAGCTTGAGTAGCTGCATCTTGAGTTGCAGCTAAAGCTTGATCTACTTCTTGGTTTTGCATATCAGCTTCAGCTGTACTAACTTGCAAATTATTCATATTATTAGTAAGTCCAGTATCAGCTCCTCTTTGTAAATTAGAAACATTAGTTCCCATAGCTGAATAACCTTGAGATGTGTAACCTTGACCTTGGTAACCTTCACCTTGATAACCTTGAGCTTTACCTTGTGCGGCTTGATAACCTTGAGCGCTACTTAATTTACCCATTTCAGCTTGTGCAGCTGGACCTAATTGACCAACTTCTGCTATAGATCCTTCGTAGGTATTAGCATCTCCTAATTCAACTGGATCATAATCATCAAAAGCATTTGTAAATTCAAAATTTTCTAAATTATCTCTAGCCGCTTCAAAACCTTCTTCAGCAGCATCTTCTTCTCTTCTTCTAGCTCTACCACCAAATAAAGACGCAACGCCTTTTCCAACTTTACCAAAAAATCCCATATTATTTATATTTTATCATTAATTCGCAGGAAGAAATACTGTTAACATTGTAATCCGCTTTTTTATATTTTTCTAATAACTTTTCATCTTTACAAATGCTATAGGAATATTTATAACCTAAATCTTTAGCAAAATCAGTTGTAAAATTTATTAAAAGTTGTAATGCATCATCTTTATCAATATCACAATAAGATTTATCATCAACAATTGCAGCTGGAATTGCCATACTGCTATTTGTCATCCACAGCCACATAGCTGCTATTGGATCATCTCCCTTGCATACCATGAAACCACCTAAACCTTTTCTTTTTTCTTCTTGTTTATCACCTACTTTAAAAGAACCAGGCAACATGTCACGTGGAAGAATTTTTTCATCATAAGCTTCCCACCATTTTGGTATTAAATTCCAATCTGATTCTTGTAATTTTCTAACTTGTAATTCCATATAATTTAACTTGACGAATTCACTGCCTGCGCATTTAAAGCAAATAATTCTTTTTGAACAGAAGCGTTTGCCACTGGTAATTTTAATTTAATATTAGCATAGGCTCCTTTTATTCCACCTACTATTTGAGTTCCGCTTGCTTGAATAGCACCATTAACAACTATATAATTAGGTTGTTCAGATGCTATTGGTGCAAAGTATTTACCTTCATTATTTTGAAAAGCAAAATTTACTAAATTTCCCATAATTATGTAACTTGTTGATTTATTACTATAGTTCTAAAAGAAGGTGTCATACTAGATTTAACTCTATCATTGTTAACTGCTACAACTACATTACCTGTTCTTATTGATCCTGTGTTGTTATCTGTTGCAGCTATTGTAAATCCAACAGTTGGACCTAACTCTTGTGTTGACCCTGGATCACCTCCATTTATTATTAACCAGCCAACATCTGGATTAGCAGTTACATTAACATTCCAAGCGTTAGCAATAGTGGTACTTGTACCTGCTTTAGGTAAAGAAATTGGAGTTGAAAGTGCTGCAATTACAGCTGTTTCTGGAGCAACTTTAGTTATAGTAGGTGTTATTATTGTATTACTTAATAGTATTGGAACAACAGTTGTTATTATTAATGTTCCAAAATTACTAGATGCTAATATATTACCACTAACAGAAGGTGTTACTCCGGTTGAAGCCATTGAAGCTGTATAACTGTTACTAGTTAAAACTTGACTATTTGAACATGTATATGTTAAAACAGTTGTTCTAGTACTTGCTACATCATATGGTCCATTATAAAATGGATTTCCTGTAGATGTTGTATCACCATTAGCTTGAACTGGCATAACAAATGAAACTGTACCCGCCGCGTCTGAAATAGTAAGAGCATTACCTACGTCAAATATTAATTGCCATTTTAGAGTAGCAAAACCATTTATCGTTATTGATCCAGCTGTTGCAGACGTAGGTACTGTTATTGGAAGTGTATAAGTTAAATTGTTTAAAAAAGGAGCACTTCTTGCCACTGTTGCAGCTTGCGGATTAGTTGAAGCTGGCATACCGCTGGTACTTAACGTTGTATTAGAAGCATCTATATAAAAATTGTCAACAACAGCAGTGCTAAATACTATATTATTAGCACCTGCATTGTTAAAAACTAAAGATGCTGGTGTTATAGCTGAATTTGATACTGTATCAACAATATTAACAGTTAATAATGCAACTGTAAAAGCTAATTCAGCACCAGTTCCTCCTATATTTAAGGTTTGAATACTATTCTGATTTCCTACAGTATGTTGTACTAAAAAAACTAATCTTCCATCTGTAGATTCAAAAGGTTTTGTTCCAACAGGGTTTGTAACTGTTAAAGAACTTCCAGAAGCTTGCGTTAATGTAATATTATTTATATTTGTAAATTCAAATTGAGAATTTAATGGAGATACAAATATAGCCCATTGTATTCCAGCGCCTTGTTTGGCTATAGAAGTGTTTGATCCAGTGAAAGTTGAATTAGCTGCAGCGCCCGATAATTGTAAAGTTGTTGTAAAAGTAACTGCTTCAACAGGAATTGTTCCAGCTGTATCTATGTCAGTTTCTATATATTCTAGTTCCCAACCAGAATCTCCTTCGTAACTTAATGAATTAAATTGTTTTATATTAGAAGGTGCATCGTTAAACACGGGCACCACATAAGATTCTGTAGTTCCTGCTCCATAAAAATTATTACTTGTAACATTTGGACTATGGTGCTGCCACAAATCTCCTCCTTTAAATGTATAATAAGAATTATTTAAAGATATACCGCTTTCTTGTTTGAAGGATCTAAAACTAGTCCACCCATTTGATCTATCGTCAAACGATAACGTTAAAAATCCAGAAGAAGCTGTTGCTAAATTAGTATCTGGATTGCTATCATATCCTTCGCCTATTATTGTTAATTCATATATGCGACTATATTCATCAAATGATCCTATTATTTGTGTAGATGTTTTTAAAGCATCTCTAAAAAAATCACCCATGCCAGTTTGTGATATTTCTTGAATACCATTTTGAGACAATCTTAACACTGAACCTCTATTTTTATCAGTAAAATATCTAGAAAATCCAAAAGAAGAAAAAGATTCTGGATTCTCAGCTATACCATATTGACCTGCGTATGCTGCTATTGTTCCTAAAAATTGTGTATTACTAGTAACGGGTATTTGACCACCTTCTGCTGAATAAATAAAATCTTTATCTATTGGTGATCTTGATACTTTGTCTTCTTGAAAAACAACTATTTGAGTATCATCTGCAAATAATTTTTGTATAGATCCATTTAGTGGATCCAGAGAAACAGTTAGACCACCCTCACTTTCATTAAATTGATTTATATAATTAATACCTGTTCTTGAGTTTAAAAGTCCACTAGAATGTATAAGAGTATTACTTCTTCTTTCTTCTGTAAAGTTTTCTTGAACAACAAATGCTCTTACGCCTATGTCAAAAAAAGGTTCATTAAAACCTGCTTTAATTCTATTAATCTCAAGATGAGCATTATTTCCTCCATCTGGATCAAAAGTAAGTAAAATACAATTAAAAAACTCTATATCTATAGCTGTTAAAGGAATATTTTCTACTAATCCACCCGTTGATGTTTCGTAAAAAATATCTAATTCAGAGCTAATTGGTTCTGTTTCAAATACACATATTCCACCACTTACGCTAACGTTACTATTGTTTAAAGTTGTTACTAAAGCATCGCCAGATGGATTACCTATTGATTGAACTTTAGTTAAATTACCAGCTGCTGTAGCATTTGTTACGTTATCTCCAGCTATGTATTTAGGAAAAACAGAAATATCACAAGGTGATATAGTGCTTGATGTGCTTGGAGGTATAACGGCAGTAGGATCTCTTGGTATTTTGTTAATACTATCACCTAATCTTTCTACGGTATTAACACTGCTAATAACAGAAATCCAATTATAATATTCTTGTTCTCGTTGTTTTACAACAACTTTATATGAATAAGCCCATGTTGGTATTTGATTTATAGGATCTGTAAAAACTAATCTTAATGCATGAAAAGCATTTGTACTTGAAGAGTTTCCAAAACCTGGATCTATAAAAACAGTATCAACGCCTGAACTAGAAAGTATAACTGGAGATTGTCTTCCAAATTTATCAGCAAGAACAATACCTACTTGATATGTTCTTCTTGACTTTAAAGATTGTTTATTTAATATAGTATTTCTTGCAGAATTTTCTCCTGTTTCACTAACTGTAAAAGCTATTTGTGGTATATCAAAATTTTGTAAAAAATTACCATAAACTAATCTACCTCCACCAACTTCTTGAGATTTAGCTTTTCTTGGAACTGCATCATAAACTCTAGTAAGTTGATCACCAGGTAATGTTCTAAATGGATCCGTGGATGAATAAGTAAAATTTATAAAAGGTTCTGTTGTAACTTCTATATCTTCAACAACATACAACGCGCTAGATCCTGATTCTTTATATATTAATTCTACATTAGATATACCATATCCTTGAGGAGTTGGTATTTGTAATTGTATTTTATTTATAGCATTTACAAAAGTTTCTATTTCACCAAAATTAGAAACTGTAGAAGTAACAACGTCTACTTCGTTTAATCTAGAAAAACAAATAGGTGTAAATGGAGCCAATATACTGTATTCATTGTCTTCAAATTTCCATCTATAAGAAAATCTTACTAATTTTAACTGTAAAAAAGTAGAAGATATAGCTGCATCTTTTACTGCAGACACTAAAGTTGGAGATTCGTAAGGTGCAAATTTACATACAGATATTAAATTATCAATATTTGAAGTTGACGTATAGTAATTAACGTTATTTCTAGCTGTTTCTACATTTATCTTTCTTGGAGCATTTCTATTGTCCGTAAAAAACAATAAATCATCAATTATATTGACACCTGTAATAGTATATTTTGTGTGAAAATTTAATTGTTGAGATACAAGTAATGCTGTTGTTTGTTTTGATTTTTGATCATATTCATATACACCATGATTACCTGTATTTGTTTCATTATATATAGAATTTGTTGTTACAAAAAAATAAATTTTTTCAGAACTATTATCTCTAAGTGAACCAATACAAACTGGATTACCACTTAAACCACATTGAGCAACTAGTTCGTTACCTAATAAGTTTTCTACAGCACCAACATCTGATCCTTCTGATTGACCTATGTTAATATTAAATCCCTCTCTATATTCTCCTGGAGGTACCATCCTATCATCCAGGTCTCGGTTCATTTTACCGACATTGAATGTTCTTTTAATTTCTGGCATAAAATCTTATTAATGTTTAATCCACTTGGCTTTATTTCTAAATATCTGAGTCATTTCATCTAACTTCATATTTGAAATTCTTATTTTTGCATTTCTGGTTTTAGCAGCAGCTTCTTGTCTATATAATTGAGCTGCTCCAGCTGCAGAAGGTCTTAATTTACATAAATTATAAAGTATAGTAGACATTACAGCATCTTCTGCCATTTTAGGCACTAAAACATTGTCAAAATCTCCATTTTCACCTAAACCGTCAGATATATAATTTAATGTAACATAAGTATCTTGAGGTATTGATGTTGGAAAATATATTTGACCGGCGTTTAGATCTAATACAAAATTACCATTAGTATTTGCATATTGTGGATCTAATCCATATCTTCTACCATAATAACCAAATGAATTTTGCGCATCAAAAAATCCATAATAATAATTACTAGCTGTTTCGGCTGCTGCTTCAACAGACTGCTGCGATTTAGATTGATATCTGTCTATTGTTTCAGATGTTTCTGCAAATACAATGTTACCCTCATTATCGTATAAATAATGATAATTATTATCTTGAGCAACACCTTGGTTTGCTCTAGTTGCTGTGCTTGGAAGCATTGTTCTCATAACACCCGTAACATCAGTCCATTGTACACTTATGTAATTTACATAATCAGAAGGAAGTGACATTTGTCGCATTGAATTCAATTGTATTTCTAATGCTTTTTCTGAATGAAAAGTATCATAACTAAATTCTTGTACAGCTCTTTGAGCCCAAAAGGCAACTTCATATCTAGGTATTTTTGTAAGAACTTTACCATCACCAATATAAGCAACAATAAAATTGTTTATTATATCATTTAAATTTGTTCTCCTGTAATATCCAGGGACTGCCAATCCATTACCACCATCTAATGCGGAATAATTATCTACGTCTAAAGGTCTTCTTGATATTGCCATTATTGTTCAGTTGCTGCGTTTTGTTGTTCTTTGCTTTGTGCGAATCCTGCTACGTCTGCTTGTTTTATAACTACTCCAGCATAATTCAATATACTTACAACTAAATTATTTTCTTCAGATGGGTGTAATTCAAAATTATAAGACTTAGCTGGAGTATCATAACTATCTGTTGCAGGATCAAATAAAGTTGAATCGTAATAAGGTACAGTACCTTGAAGTACATAACCCCATTTAGGTCTAACTGGTTGTTTTAAATAATCTAAACTTACGCCATCTGTAACTGTTGAAGGATAAATAACCACGCCTGAACTTGTTAAAGTATAAACTGGTTGAGTTTTTACAGGTGCTGTTAATGGAGATAGATTTATATATTTAATCTCTTCATTAGAAGCTCTATCTGCAACAGAATTACCTACAGAAACTACACCAACTCTATATAAATCTGCAGGATATGTAAACTCTTTATCTAACTTTGTTAACGTAGTATTTTTATAAAAAACACTTATTTTTTCTGCTAAGTATTGGTTTGGGTCTGAAAAATCACTAGTTAAAAATGCATTTAATTCATAACCAGCTTCTCTCATGAAATAACTAGCAAATATTTCATTTTGTGCTTGCTCAGCTAATCTATTAAATTCAGCCGGTGTTATATAACCTCTATGATCCTTGTTTGTTATAACAAGAACTGTCTGGTATACATTATTTATATTAACCATGTATCTATGTTTGTTATTTATTTAGTAGGTATAAGGTTGATTTCTCACCTTATACCAAGTTAAGCTATGAAAGCTTTTTAGTTATTGACTTCATTAAATTTATACCTTCATCTGTTTTAAAATATTGAGATAAAGCAGCATAAGGATGTTGGTCAAAAGGAATTGTCATTACTTTTTTACCATTACTTAATTTAAAAACTGTATTATCATCTGTAAGTTGTAATATACCAGTTTCAACAGCTCTGTTAGCTAAGTTTCTTAATTTTATATCTTCGTCTTCAGACAATTCTATAAATAAATCAGGCTCTTGTCTAGCAAATCTGTAAGCATCTCTTTTTAATTCTTTAGAAGACATTGTAGAAACACTTGAACCTAATTCTGTTCTCATTATTGCTTCTAAATGTTCTATATCTAAAGATTGAACTAAGTTTAATGCTATAAGTTCGTTTTCTACATTTTCAACTTCGTCATTAGCTATTAAAACATCATCAATTTCTTCCCATAATTTATTTGGATGATAAATTGATAATAATTTTTGAGTATTTGGATCTTCTTTTGGAACGTATAAAGCTCCATCTTCAAAAATAATATGAGATAAAGTAGAAAAACCATCTTGTTCATCAACAAAAACTGATTTTTGATTTGATGCTAATCTTATTTCTCTATTTAACTTTTTATCATCATCCCAATAAAGCAAAGGCTTTCTAGGCGTATGTCTTGTTTGTATAGTGTATGTAAGAGGCGCTATTTCGCCTTTTAATAGATAAGTTCTATCTTTATATTCCCATTTTTTTTCAATGGTAGTTGTTTGTTTTCTTGTTGCATTCATAATTAAATAATATATAATAAGAATACTGAGCCCCGAAGGGCTCGTATCCTATAGTTAAAAAAATTAAGCTTTGAATAATACAAAATTATTCGCTGCTTGGGTAATAAGGCATCTTTCACTTAAGTAAGATATTCTCATTTCATCAATATCAGTTGTAGGACTTGAAGTTCCAACAGATCCTGTAATCCAAGATTTATTTTTTCTGTTTTCAGTTTCAGAAGACCTGTAACGAATATGTAAAAATGGTCTCTTGATGTTTTGACCTAATTGTTGGTCGTAAACAGTAGAAGTACCTGCTGGTACTAATACACCTTCAACATCTCCAAAACCTCCACGAGTTGACCAATCATTAAGATATTTCCAGTCAGTTTTGTAAAAGTCATAAGAACCTCTACGGTAACCAGTAAATCCTAAATTAAGAGCCATATCTTCGCTGTTATTAAATACTCCAAAAGAAGTACCACCAGCATAAGCTCCATTTTGTTGAGCAAGAATATCGTCAATTTCTAAAGATAAATCTCTATTTAAAAACATCATATTCTCTTCAATAGCACCTTGCTTATCTAATTGCTTAAGAACTGCATCAAAATCAGTTAACGCACCACCACCGGTAGCTTGTGCTCCAAATCCTGCATAAACATTTCCTCTTGCTTCTAAAGCAGCAAAGAAACCTTCAGTACCTTTAGCATTTTGATTAGTACCTCCAACTGTTATCGAGCTAGCACCTGCAGTATAACCTAAAGCTATTCCGTTAGCACCTGCTTGACCACCTGTTTTTACTACACCTTCTACCATAGACATTTCTAAGTAATCTTCCCAACGAAGTCTTACTTCATGTTCTGCTTTCATGTACCATAAATATCCATTAGCTCCATTTTCAGAAGTAACTTCAATCCATCCAATCTGAGCTGTGTCAGATCCATTAATAGCATAGTTATCTTTTAAGATAATTGGTGAATTATTAAACGTAGCATAACTAGGATTTAAAGATTCTGTAAAAGTACCTGTACCTTTAGCAAATTCATTACCATATGCAACTACAGTTACTCTAGCAGCTGCTGCTACACCTGTATGAGCAACATAACATTTGATCTGAAAGTTTTGTGCTGCAACTGCAGTAACAACACCTTTGATAACTGCTCCAGTACCTCCAACTGCTGATGCAACTCCCGTTTGAACTTGAACCATCACTGTTGCGCCTGTTCTAAAGTTTACAGGTTCTGTTTTGTCTGTAGTAGTTCCTGTACTTCTTGGTTGTGCAATTGGTACACTAAAATTAAGTACCGTACCTGATGCGCCTGCTGCAATTGCTCCTTGCGCTGCTCCACCTGGTAAAGCTGCTTGATTTCCTAAAGGAACCACATTTGCATAACGAGTATGTAAACGTCCTTGTTCTGTCCATATAATTTGATCTGAAGTTGATGGCATCTCTGCTGATACCATACGTAAGAAAGATCCGATAGAACGATTTCCGTAACGTTCTACTTCTTTTTCATACACATCTGGTAAAAATTGTTGACCCCATTGTTCAAATCCTGCTGCGGTGAAATCTATATAGTTTCCTCCGTACATTGTTTTCGACTGCGTTGGTTGTAACGCTGCCGGTATTCCTGCTGTAAAAGCCATTTGTCTTGATTTTAAAAATTATTGTTTATTTCCATTTAATTCGCAATTTTGAAGAATCATTACCGGATACAACTTTAACTTTTTGACCATTTGAATTTATAACACTAGTATTATCTGCTCTAGGGGACATATCAATGTTTTTAGATAATTTAGCTTGCTCTTTTATGGCGTCGGCACGGCCTTGATCATAAAAATGAGTAGCTATTTTATCTGCATTTCGTCCTGCAAATAATGCTTTGTGATATCCTTTGACATTATTAACTTTACCATCTTTTGAAAAATATTCAAAAGCAAAGTTATCAATATCGGATTGAAATTCTTTAACGTCATTAGGATTTTCTACCTTAAACCTGTACTTGCTTTTTCCAACGCTAAAATCAAAACCTTTGAAATCGTCTGAAAAAACATCATTTGTTTTATTTAAAAAATCTTCGTGTATCTTTTTATTTTCTTCTTGAATTTGCTTTTGAGTATTATGATATTCATAAGCTTCTTTATATTCAGGAGCAATATCATTTTGCTTACTTAACTTAAGATCAGCATAATATTGTTCTTTACTTGTTTTAAAGTGCTTTTGAGCATTATATAACTCTTCTTTAAAAGCTAATTGCTTAGCTTTAACTTCTGACGGATCGTCCGCGTCCTCATCATACCCAAAATTTTTGCCCAATAAAAATTCGACATCACTTGAGTCTAGATGTGGTTTTGTTTTATTATAATATTCTCTAAGTAAAGATGTATTATCATATTTACTTATATCTTTATTTAGTTCTACAAAGTCTGAAACAGTACCACCTGTTTCTTCCATAAAACTAACTAGTTTATCTATATTTTCAGGAAGAACTCTTGCATCCTCTTTTGGTTCTTCTTTTTGAAGTTTTACTTCTTCTTTTTTTGGTTCTTCAATTGTAGTTTCATCTTCAACTATTAATTCTAAAGGACCACTTGTTTCTGCTACTTCTTCTTGTTTTGTTTCAGTATTTTTTTCACTGGATTTGACCCGTACTTTTTCGACCACTTCTTTGCTATCTCCGGTTCGTTCGCCCACAGGTATTTCCTTTGTTTTTCGCTCTTGAATGGCATCTTTTTCTTTTGTATTAGGATCTTTGTCTAAGTCTATTTTAAAAACACCATCGTCTTGTAGCCCATACTGAGCATCAACTTCACCAGACTCTATAGCTTTTTCTAAAACTTGTACTTCTTTTTCTTGTGATGTAGGCGATGGATCTGTATTATCAACCGCCTTTACTGTTACTTTTTCTTGTTCTTCCATAATTATATATAATAAAATATTTATTTTTTATTTATTTAGGCGAAAACCTAGATAAATCAAATCCTCCTAAAACATCATTACCTTTTGATTCAAATGATTTTTTAGTTTTTCCTGAAGATGGCGGTCCCGTTATTGAACTTGCTGATATTTTAGCAGCCTCTCTTTCGTTAGCTCCAGATTCTTTCATGCTGGATAATTGCATGGCATTTTCATTATTAGCTTGAGCTAATTCTTTTTGAGCTCTTAATTCTAAATCTTTTAATTTAACATTAAGTTCATACTCATATTGCATTAATTCTCTTTTAGTAGAAGCTTCTACCTCTAGTTTTTTAATTTCAAATCCAACATCGGCTTGTCTATATTGTATTTTTGATTCAGTTTTAATTTGCTCTGCTTGAGCTTTAGCTTCTTCTATTTGTACTTGAGCTTGACCTTGAGCTTTGGCTTGTGCAACACTCGCTGCTTGAGCAGTTTGTTGATCCATGCCTTGCTTTCTAATTCTTCTTATCTTTAATAATTGATTAGCTAATTTTAAATTTTTAACTTCTCTTATATCGATAGCATCTTCTAAATTTATACTATCTCTTGACAAAGCCATTTGTATATTAGCTTCTAATAAAGATTTTTCTTCTTCATCTGGCATTAATTCTAAAAATATTCCAAAATCATGCAAATGTAAATTTTTCATTTCCTCTAAAGAACCAACTGAAAATTGGCCTAAAGCTCCTATAAAAGCTTCTTTAGTTGGATGAAATTCTAGAACATCTTTAAATCTTAAACAAATAGCCTCAGCTAAAGCTAAAGTTATATACATGCTAGAACTTAATATATGTCTAGTTGCAGTGTTGCTATTTGCAGCTGCTAATTTTTGAACACCTACAAGCGCATTTGGATCTGGATCAGAACCGTCTCTAGCTTCATTTAATCCAGTAACATCACGCATCATCTGTATGTATTGATTATATGCGCCAACTAAAACTTGAATTTGACCACCGCCACTTCCTGGTAATTCTTGTATAGGTACTTTACCTGGATTTGGATTACCTTCTACCGTTAAAGATCTACCTATAATAGAACCTGTTGAAAAGTACATATTAAGAGCTTCTTGAGCATTATAACTGCTTCCGTTACCTAAATCTACCTCAGCTAAACCATCTGCATCTATAAATACACCTGAAGGTGTCATTCTTTGTATGGCTTGCTGTAGTTTTAAATGAGTTAATTGAACTAAATCAGCGTAAGGGCACATTTTAGAAACAATAGATGTTATGTTTCCTTTGTACATTCTTGGCGCTGAAACAGTATAATTCATTACAACTTTATTTGTATTAGAAGATGGACGAATCATATTCGTAGCTTTTTCCCATTTTAATAAAGTATCTGTACCTAAAACATAAGCACCTTCATACACAACTTCTCTAGCTGTAGCAACTCTTTCGAATCTTGTGCTTTTATCCTGAGGAGGATTAAATTCATCTGATTTAGCTATAGCTCTTTCTGCTCCAGTAGATGTTTCTTTTATTTTATAAACATTATTTTCCCATGTTTTCCAATTAAAATATAAAAGTGTTACAGTGTTATTGTTATCAATATCACCTTGACCACGAGCTTGACTTGAAAAATCTGAATTATTATCAACCCAACTTGATCCTTTTCTAGTTAACTCAGACATTTCTTCGTCACTTATGCTAGGAAATTGTTTTTTTAATTCATTTACAGGCAATCTTTTAACTTCGCCAAAATAATAACAATCTTCAAAATTAGGATCTTCAGTATAAGACCATATTAAATTAGCTGGATCTACATAATCTAATTTTATTCCATCAGTATTATTAAAGGTATTTTTAACAGCACCTATTCCTAATACAGTTAAATCATAATCAAACCTTTTCTTTATTTGTGGAAATTTGTTTGTTAAGAAAACATTATTTATAGCTTGTTCTTCTGCTATTTCAATGCCTTGCTTATAACCAAGTTGCATGTATAACTCTAATTCCTCTGTATTTGATGGTAAATCTTCTTCGGGTACATTTCTAGCATTTACACCTAATTGAGTCTCAATGCTTTTAAGTAAACCTTGCGCATTAATATCTCTTTGAACGTCATTAACAAATTTAGTTCTTTTTCCAGTTGAAACAGGATCTTGAGCAAAAGCTTTAATATCAAACAATCTATCTTGCATTCCATTTACAACTATATCTACAAATTTAGGTATAATAGGAACTGGTTTCCAATCTAAATTTAAATAAGAAAGATCGCCATTTACAGCAAATTCATCTTTGTATTTTCTAATAGATTGCTCACCTCTAGCATATAATCTAAGTCTATGAAATTCATCTCTAGTTTGAAAATACATTCCTGGTCCACTGTCTCTATTGAACCACTCTTGCTCAATAGCACGAGATACTGATAAACCATATTCCCTTGACATTTTTTCTTTATCTGAGACTGATTGACTCGGAAATTGTGTAGGAAATTGTCCTGTAGTTATTGCCATATTTATTTTATTATCTCACTCATTGATCCGCCATTTTTATACTTTGCAAATCCAAAATCAATTTTTCTTGTTATTCTTTGTGCATTAGGTCTATACATATGTTTTCTACAAGCCATTATAGCTAAACCGCTACTTATTGAAGCATCATAAGCTGTTCTTTTTGATATATCAAATTTAGCCCAATCTTCTAATGTTCTTTGAAAAAACATATTACCATGACTTTCTTCATTACTACCTACATATTCTTCTATGTAAGATTCTATAGCCGCAGCATGTGCTTGTTTTATGTCTTCAGATGTATTAGGTATGCCACCTAATTCTACTTCTGTTTTTGATAAATTACCAAGAAGTTTATCTGGTCTATTCATAGACATACCTCTGTAACCTCTTCTTTTAAAATGATATAATAATCTTGGTTTATTATTTTCAGCTAGTATTGGCATTCCATAAAATATACAAGCCATTAAAACTTCTTCAAAAAATATTTCAGCAGTTTGTGGTCTAGCAACATATTCTAAAAAAAACTTGCTATTAGGAACATCATTTATCATTGAAAACGTTGTTAACCCGTGCAATGCTCCATTTGATCCGCCACCGCCTACTGTACCTGATATATCATAAGAATCACAGCCAAAAGCGCCTAATCCATCATTACCAGGATATTTAATACCATTTTTATTTATAACATTATTTTGTAATTCATCTGGTGGTATCCAAGATACCTTAAATCTACCATTAGCAGTAGGTACCCAAATAACCTTTGTGTCTTTTATTCCATTTTTCCAAGCAAATGTTCCTCGAATAACATAACCCTTAATGGTCATCTCTTCGTTAAAATCAATTTGTTGATATATTTTTGTTAGATTAAATAACGAATTAATTGTTTCATCTCTAAACGCATGTTTTTCTGATCTTGGAAATTGTCTGTAATACTCATTTAAAGCATCACTATCGTTTTTTAAACCATCAACCTCATTGTCCCAGTGTTCAATAACGCCCGAATAGATTTTTTCGCCATCAATTCCTTCAACCTCATTTGATGGAGTTTCGAAGACAGGATAGCCGAACTTATCAATAAATCCTTCGTAACCCCATTCCATAGGCAAGAACAAAGAATATAATCCACTTGAAGTCTGGCCATTTTTATTTCTATTGTTGACATCTGAATTGTAATATAATTTTTTAAAATTATCTCCTCCTTTTGCTAAAGCATTAGAAGTAGATCCCATCATACATTTTCCAACTATTTTTGATCCGAGCCTGAGGCAGGTTTTCGTGACCCTCCAGTTGTTGAGGATATTGTCGGGCCTCTCCCATTTACCCGATTCGTCGTGAACGAGGAGTTGTAATTTCTCCCCATCGTACGAGTTGTCTCCTGTGTTCTTCCAATCGATTGTTGTATCGAGCCCTTCTCCAAGTTTTTCTTCTTGATTGGTTTTCTGTAAGGAATTTCTGGTAAGTCTTCTTGATGGTATTTTATAGGATAATTCTGTTTTGGGACGTTCCATACCGTCCTGTATTGGTTTGAAAAAGAATGGATAGTTGATGCTAATGGGTACAACTTTGTCTGTGAACATTTTTTTAGCATCTGCTCCACTCTTAGATAAGATCCCAAACCTAGAGTCTTTTGAAGTTGTAGCTTGGTTAACGGATTCAGATGATGCCATGAAAGAAAATCCAGACCTTCTGTTCTTAAGGTAGCACATCCCATAAGACCTCTTGTCAGCCTTGCATGCCTCCCAAAAGTAGTAAAATATTCTGTTTGCCTGCCTGAAATCAGGCGATCCAACGTCGATCTTTGTCCAAGTGAGATATACATAGTGCGATCCTGTAATGTAGTTCGCGGAACCGTTGCACATGAACCAATAACCATCGTTACGATAATTAAATTCAGCATCAATATATGGGTAATATTGTTCTTTATCTTTTTCATTAACTTCCTTAAAATCATAAATAGTTTTTATTTTAATTAAAGAATTAGGTTTATTACGAATTTTAAAATATTGATTTTCTACTTTTAAATCTTCTCCATTTACTTTTTCTGGAGTTTTAGGTATAGCTACCTTAAGACCTTGTATTTCATATATATCACCTATAGTTCCATCTTTACTTATAACAACACAATCTAAATCTTGATTATATCCATAAGCAAATTTTTTATATCTGTTTAAATTCTTTACTTTTTTATCTAATAAATGATCAGTAAGAACTTTATATAACGTTTGTTTATACATTATTTTATTCTGTTTTCAACACCAAAAAAAGCTTCTTTGTTTTCTTTAATATCTTTCGCACCTGAAAGTTCTTCTATTTTTTCTATTATCTTTAAAGAATCTTCTATAGCAACCCATTTGGCTTGAGCTGCTGTCTTTGCTTTTTCAGGATCTAGTTCAACTAAATCAATATTTTGTCTTATAACTTTTTCTAATTCAACTAATGCAACTTCAGATGCTTTAACTACTCTTTCTCTTCGATCCATAATTAATTGTTATTTGATTTGATAAAATTCTATAAAGTTTTTGGCCGTCTATATTAAATTCATATTCTGAGTTTGGCGTAAACCCCACTACGTCTCCAGGGAACATCCCTAAAGAACTTAATATGTCATTGCTATATGTAAGTATGCCTTTTAAGTTTTCGTCTGTTTTAAGCGCCCATTCGTCATCTTTATAAATAGGTTTAACAAAACAATATTCAGGTAAACAATTCCATCCATCTTTATTTTTATAAGCAAAAACTTGATCAGGCATAACTGAATACATGTTTTCATCTAAATAACTAGCTGAATTTCTTTCTTCTCTATGGGCATCAAACCATCTTCTAAAAACATTGTGATGTAGTATAACTTCATCACCTTCTTTTATCAATGATTGTCCCGAAATAGGGCAACTAACAACAGTACCGATACGGTTAACAAAAATATGGTCACGTTCTGTAATTTCAGTATTAACAATTAATTCTTTTTCGTCGATTTTAATCGCATTATTATAGCGATTTTCAGTAGATATGATATAATTAAAAAGTGCTTGCATTAATAATCTAAATTATATTCAACAGATACCGCCATGTTAGAATTAAAGTGCTTCCACGGTAGTATCTCTTTGTTTTTAGTTATAAATATTTTATATGATCCTTCGTCTTCTAGTATGTCAGAAATTTTATGTCCACCATATACTTCTTGACCTACTGCGTAATGCATTGCTTCGTTCTTATAATCAGAACCAATACTTATTTTTCTTATTAACTTTGCCATTTAATTTAATTTTATATTAAGTGAGAATACTCACTTGGTACATCAAAACCAGGACATTCTTTAGTTGAATACTGATTATGACCTGATATTTTATTTATATTATATTTTTTTATAAGATCAATAAGTAACATAACTAATGCATCTTTTTGTTCTTCTGTTCTAGTGTCTTTTCCTTTTTTAATATTTCCACCTATGTAACATATACCTACTGTACGTCTATTATGTCCTTTGCAGTGTGCACCTGTTCTATTTATAGGTCTACCCTCTTGAACAGTTCCATCTAATTTAACCACATAATGATAACCTACATCACTCCATCCATTACCATTGACGTGCCAGTCTCTAATGTCTTCAACATCAAAAGGTTTTCCTTCTGGTGTAGCGCTGTAATGTATAATTGCTTCGTTTATTGTTCTCATTAAAATATTTCATTTTATTCTTGTGCTTTTTTTATTATCATCAATATAGTATATCCTATAGATAACAATAAAACTATTGTCTGTAACACTGTGTTTATTTCCGGTGCGAATGAAAATAGCACAGCTCCTACGTTTATTCCAAAGATCTTCAAATCTTGTATCATTGTTTATGTTTATTATTTCCAAATACTTTCTCGACGCCGCGAGAACCAAAATAGCCTCCTATGACTATAGTTAAAAGTGAAGTTACTGATTCCAGTGAATAGCCGGCGTACCACCCTATAACATATGATATTGTTAAAAATACAAGAACCAATGGACGAACATTGGATGCAAGCCAATTTCCGCTTCGAGCATCTGCTACCCATCTTTTGGTTGTGCCGTCTATTTCGGCTCTTTCTATTCTTAATTTCTCTAGCGCAACTTGTTTATCGTTTTCAGATAAACTTGAGTTACCGCTAATTAGTTCTGATATTACGTTCCCTGGCAATATTGCATCGCCGACCATTCCTAGAATACTCGGTGCCTTTTCGATTAAAAACCGTCCGACACCTGTATCTTTAAAAGATTTCTTTTTTTCACTCATTTAATTTAATTTAAGCTATTGCAAGGTATATATAAGTTCCTCCTGAAATATTTGTATCATTAGTAGAACTTTGTCTTGGAGAAAAACCAGTTGAAGTAAATGATTCACCTTGACCAGCATCTTCTGCATTACTTAAATTTGCATATAATCTATTATCTCCATTTGCTCTTTTATCATCAACAATTACCCAATTACCATCAGCATCAGTTCGTTTGATCATAACAAAAGAAGGTTCAAATCCAACGTACACAGTAAGGCTACCTCCTGTTCCGATATAAGAACCTACGCGACTGTAACCCGGTATTGATGCAAAACAATAGGCGATTAAAGTAGCACCAGATGAATTATTATTAAAATTTCCATCAACAACACCAAACACACTATTTGTAGGTGCAGCTGGTCCCCAATAATTAGAATAGTTAGATGATAAGCCTGCATTGTCTAATTCAAGATATTTATTTATTCCTGTTGGCTCAGAATAAACTGCCCAACTTGCACTGGCAGATGTAACTTTAACTAAAATTAATTCTGCAGGTTTTCCGAGCCCATGACCTACGGTAGATGGACTTGCATTTCCTGTATACCTTACAACACTGAATCCAGCTTCTTTATTTGCAGATACGCTACTTGTTATAGTACCATCTGTATTTGTATCAGTTATTCCTGAACCTTTCCAGTTCCAAGCAACAAATGTTTGTCCATTTTCATTACCATCTAAATCATTTCCCAAAGTAAATCCATTTGTGTCAAATGAAGTTAAACTTGTAGATGCAGTTCCCTGTGCGTCTGCTACGTTTGAATTTATTCTTTTTGTTACACCCCTAATAGAATCAAATAATTCGTGCCATCTTGTTCCACTTCTTTGTTTTATCCAAGTAAAATCAGGTTTAAATCCTACTGTAGAAATTGGATTAGTTCCACCATTACCAGTATACACAACAGTATTAAAACTATTAACTATAGTAGCTGCTGGACATTCAATTTCATTGTAAAGCGTAGTTACATCAGCTGCTGATATAGCTGAGTCGTATATTCGTATTTGGTCTATTGAGCTATCTGTATAGTAAGCAAAACCGCTCCCACTTTGATACGCCCCTATTAAATTCAGTCCGCCAGACCCACCAGCAATAGAATTTGCTGTACTTGAATCACTTGCAACTTCTGAACTATTTACATACATTTTTCTTCCTGTAGAAGAACTTTTAGTTATAACAATATTGTACCAAGTTGATGTAGCAACAGTGGATGCGGGCGAGTATAAACTCACTCCGTCATAAAAATGAAGAGCACCACTCGCTGTAATATCTAAATAATTTCTATAAGTATTTTGAAATCCAATGGTTGTATCATATAGAGTTAAAGTATTAAATTTTATCCAAAACGACCAACTAAAATTATTATTTTTATTTACACCTGCAGGTAGTGAAACATAACTATCACTACCATTAAATTTTCCAGCAAATCCAAAATTACCTTCAGTATTAAAGTTTACATTAGTAGCTGTACCATTGTAATTACCAAGCTGATCTGAAGCATTTGACATTTTGTAGTATGCAATACTATTAGGATTAGCATTTGCATAATTAATACTAGCTGAACTTGATGTTGCAACTGTTTCGTTATATAAAGTTGTTACAGCGCCTTGTGGTAAAGCTGTGTTAAAAATTCTTACTTGGTCTAAATATGATGAAGTCAGTGGTTCAGTGGCATACGCTCCTGCTCTTCCTAAATATAAAGGATTGGAGTTATTATATGTGTCACCATCCATTGGTTGAGTATAACCTGATCTATCACTCATTAACGAACCATCTTGGTAAAATGTCCATTCGTTATTATTAACTGACATCACTATGTTTGTCCATACATTTAATACATTTCCACCTCCTTGATATCTTCCTAAAGTAGAAGACCCGTTTCTTGTTATAATATCAAACCTATATCCACCACTAGAATCATAAACTCCAATTGCAAATCCATTTAAAATACCAGTGTCAGTTGTTCCTAATATATATTCAAACTGACTAGAAGTAGTTCTTTTGTACCAAAACGAAATAGAAAAGGTATTTGTGTTAAATATTGATCCAGGAAGACCTGTTTGAATATAACCATTCCCACTAAAAGAAGCTGCATTACCAAATTTACCAGTTGCATACGCTGCATTTGTAAATGTTCCAGGATATGTATTGCTAGGAATAGAAGTTGTAGCATTGTTTAACTGGTATGTAGCTATAGATGTAGCTGTTACATCTGATGTAAATAACTGATCTGTGTCTGTTGTACACGCCGCGCCACCAAAAGCGCCTGATAACAAGCTTTGTCCAAACATACTATGTTGCTATTTGTGATATAGTGTACCAGAATTCAGTAGCACTAACACATGTGATTTGTATAAAATTCTTTTTTGCAGATGTATCGTCATAGGTACCAGATATTTTATTAAATGTACCAGCTGATCCGCCAACAGTATAAGCTATTACATATGACCCGCCTGCACCAGTTACTATTATGTTTTTAGTTACACCGATTACAGGATTAGTTATATTAAGTGTAGTTGCAGCATTAGGCGTCAATGTAAATACTTGAGCTGCTGTATAGTCTACATTAATAGTACCTGCTGGTGTCAATACAGAGCTTGTTATAAACTCTGTACCTACCTTAGCGCTAGTAACACTACTTGCTGCTAACTTACCTGAAGTCACATTTGAATCTAGGATTTTACCTGTTGTTACAGCATTGTCTGCTAGTACATTACTTGTTACTTTTGTTAAAGCCATTTTTTATTAATTTTCTTTTATTGCTAAGTATATAAATTTAGCGCTAGAGTCATTTAAACCACTTGCAGCTGTATTTAACGCAAAGCCAGTTGCATTTATACTAACATAAGTACCTGTTGCTTCTGATCCATTTGTATTTGCTATTAATTGATCTGAATATACTCCTGTTGTTCTTTTATTATCAAACATATACCAATTACCGCTCTCACTAGTTCGTTTAATCATTAAAAAACCAGCTGCAAATCCTGTTGTTATATTATGACCAGCAGTTCCATTTCCGGTATAAGTGCCCACTTTGCTGTAACCTGTTATTGATTTGAAAGAGTAGGCAATATAAGATTGTCCACTTACAGAAACTCCATTTCCTACAGAAATAGTTGTTGATGTTGGTGCTGTATTATTCCAAAATCCTGAATTTGTTTCTTCAGCACTAGTTTCATTTAATCTTATAGCTCTATCTGTTTGATTTGTCAAAACTGATGAATTTACAAACCAAGAGTCAGTAGTTGTTGTTACTTTTAAAATCACTAAATCAGGAATTACACCAAGTCCGTGACCTGCGGTAAGTGTAGTTGAATTAGCTGTCCATTTTGCAATACTAAATCCAGCAGCTTGATTTGCGCTAACTAAACTTGTAATAGATCCATCTGTGTTTATAGATATTATACCTCCAGCTTTCCAGCTCCAAGCAACGTAATCTTTTCCACTTGCACCTGTATAATTAGAATTTCCTATTGTAAATCCATTATTATTAAAGGTTGATAAATATTCAGCAGCCCCTGGATCCGCAATTCCACTAAGATTTGCGTAAAGAATTTTTGGATTAGGTAAAGGACCACGAACACTATCAAATAACATATGATCTCTGTTTGGAGTTGATCTTTGTTTTATCCAAGTAAAATCTGGTTTAAATTCAGTAGTTATGGATTGTGTTCCACCATTTCCAGTATAAATTTCGGGAGCAAAACTCTTAGCTAAAGTAGGTGTTGATGTAGTACCGTCAGCTGCAAAAGCTAGGTAGATGTAGGTTCCATTATTAATGTCGGCATTATTTCCATCTACAGTAAACCCATTAGCTAAAAAATCAACATTTATAGAAGCTGCATCTCCTTCAGCGTCAGTTGTATTTGCTGTTAAAAATTTAGTTCTTGGGTTTGATGTATCTCTCTTATCATCTAACATTATCCACGACCCACTTCCACTATTTCTTTTAATCATTAAAAATGAAGGTTCAAATCCTGTAACAATTGATGTTAAACTTCCATTTCCGGTGTAAGAGCCTACTTTGCTAAAACCTGCTTTTGATGCGAAAGTATATGCTATATAGTTATTGGCATTATTGTTTACTTCCCCATCACTACCAATTGTAAATACGCTTGAAGTTGGAGTAGTATTATTCCATCTATCATTTGCAGTTGCTTCTCCTTGGGTCGAGTTTAATCGTAAATATTTTGTATTTCCTATTCCTGAACTATAAACACACCAATTGTTACTCCCAAGATTTTTTACAATTATTAATTCTGGAATAGAACTTAGTCCGTGTCCAATTTTAGCTCCTGCTGTGTTATTACCTGTATACTTTACAATACTAAATCCTAAAGTATCATTAACACTAACTTGACTATCAATAGTTCCATTAGTATTTGCTACAGCAGCTCCTCCGGCTTTAAGATTCCAAGCAACAAACGTATTATTATTACCATTAGAATCAGTTGCAGAGCCTAATGTAAAACCGTTAGAATTAAAAGAAGTTACGTTACTTGAGTAAGTTGTTACACCGTCTTCACTATTTGAGGAAAGTTGACTGTTTGTTCCCCTAATTGAATCTGTTAAAATATGCTTTTCAGCTGCGCCCCTTTCTTTTATCCAAACTAAATCTGGTTTAAAATTTAAAGTAATATTTTGTGTACCACTATTACCTGTGTATATATAAGGCGCAAAATGATCGCTAGGTGCATCATTTGTAACTATTATATTAAAAGATCTTACAGCACTAGTTTGATTTTCATCGTCTGTAGCTGTAATACTAAATGTTGTTGTCGTATCTGCTGACACAGCAGGTGCTGTTCCTGTAATAGCTCCTGTAGCTGTTGCTAGAGATAAACCTGTTGGTAAAGTTCCTGTTGTTACGGCATATTCTATGGTATCAGTACCTTCAGTGGCTGTTACTTGAAAAGAAGCCGCTGCTGCTTCTGTTACAGAACCTATATTACCTGCTGCAGTTGTCCATATTGGTATACCGCTATATTGTATAAAGTTAGCTTGTGAAGCTGTACCACCGTTGGAATTAGTTACTGCAACCGCATATGCGCCAGCTGATTTAGCTGGTGTATTGATTGTAATTTGTGTAGCTGAATTAAAAACTGTTGTAACTGTTGTTCCGCCTACTGTACATGTTATACCTGAAGCAAATAAAGTACCATTAATAATAACACTTTCACCACCAGCAGGATTTGCTGCAGTAGCTGTTCCTGGATAATCAATAGACGTTATTGTAGGGTTAGTTATAGGACTTGCCCAAGCCATACCACCTGTACCGTCGGTTTGTAAAAACTCACCATCTGTACCGTTATCTGATACGCCGTAGAATTGCCCTGCTTTAGGTTTAGTTTGTGCCATTAATTGTCGTTAAATTGTATATTTCCTGTTCCTGTTAGAAAAGTTGTTACTTTATCAGTTCCTACTGTAGTTGTTGTACCTGATAATCCAGATATTGTATATGAGCTTGGATAACGAAGTATTATAATTCCTGATCCACCAGCACCTCCTTGTTGCACTGATACACCCATACCACCACCACCACCACCGGTGTTAGCACCACCAGCACCACCAATAGAACTAACATCTGGACCACTACCATTTCCTCCAGAATTTAAACCAGAACCTCCAGTTCCTGCTCTTGCTGAACTTGAATAATTAGCGCCACCGCCACCTCCACCATTACCACCATTCCCGGAATATGTAGAACTTCCTTGAGCGCCACCTCCACCGCCGCCAGCAAAGTAATAGTTAGTTCCATTAATACTTGAAGCAATACCTATGCCTCCGTTACCTGAACTAACTCCTGAATCTGAAGATCCAGGGGCACCAGCTCCACCACCACCAGAAGAATTGTATGGATTACTAGCAACATCGTTTGTTGTTCCTCCAACTTTTCCTTGAGCATTGCCTGCTGGTAACGCAGCTCCACCTTGAGCTTGAACACCAGCACGGAAACCACCACCACCACCAGAACCACCTGCTAAACCATCTTGACTTCCAGTTACATTATAGCCGTAAGCACCGCCACCTCCACCACCTATCGCAATTGCAATAGATGCTAAAGAAACATTACTTCCATTAGTTCCTTTGATATCATTACCATTAGTAGCTCCAGCGCCACCGTTTCCAAGCGTTAAAAGATAATTTGTAGCTTTTGAAAAATTATGTGTACCGGTTAATAAACCACCTCCACCACCACCACCAGCTCCACCACCACCACCACCGCCAGCAACTACTAAATATGTAGTCGCAACAAGTAATGATACTAAAGAAACATCTTGTGATGTCCAGCCTCTAGTTGCATCTTGGTATATTAATGTAGCAGTAGCATTATTGGTTGTTATTTCGCCGCCAGTAGTTACACCTTGAATCTTTTCAGAACCATTAGCAGTGAGTATAACTTTATTAGTTGCAAATGTACCAGCATAGTCTTGTATTACTATTTCAGCACCCACAACACCTACGGGTAAGTTTACATATAAAACTTGACTAGTTGTATTAACAAAATAACCTTTACTAGCTACTGCTGTAAAATTACTTGTCTGGATAGTTGATACCCATTCGGTACCAAAATTTCCGTCTATTAGGTTTTGTGTTAATTTTGTTAATGCCATTTTTTAAAATTCTAATATTGATGCTCCCGCATATGCATTACTTATTACTAAAGCGTTTTGAACTTTCATTTCAACTTTTAATGAAGTAGTAAAATATAAATAAGGCAATCCCTGCATAGAAGCAGTAACTGCATCTATCATATCAAAACTTACTTTTATTGCACCACTATCCCAATTGTTTTGATTAGTATATCCACCTGTTGTAGCGTCATAATAATTATATAAAGGATTTACTCCATTTCCACCAATCATTTGAGTTCTAGATGAAATAGCACCATATGGGCTAGATTGATAAAGACTTCCAAGAATCCAAGCTTGTCCCATAGCTACAAAATTACGTCTTGTATCTGTATATGGTACTGGAGCAAAAGCGTATTCTGTAGCTGTTCCTCCATCTAATGTTATTCTAGCTGTCCAATTTTTATTTGCTGCTGTATTAACATCGCCCATCCAACCTAATATTCCATAGCAACCACCCCCATTAGTAGAGCTTGTAATATCTGCAACAGTTTCATAAGTGTCGGCAGTAGCTAATCTTTTTACATACATTGTTCCAGCTGGCTGAGTTAAGCTAGACATTTGATTATTTAAATTACTAATAGCAGAACCAGTACCATTACTACTAGCAAAAACTGTAAGTTTATGGCCTGTAAAAGTAGCTAAACTTTGTGCGTTAGGATAACTATAATCTCCTACTGTTATTGTTTGTCCAATACCACCACCACCTCCTGCTGCTGGAAAAAAATCTGTAAAATTACTCATATTATTGTCCTATTATTACCCATCCTTGAGCTGTTCCTGTAAATATTAATTCAAAGCTAGCAGCAGCTGTATCTAATGTCATTGTAGTTGCACTACCCATTATTTTATCTGATCCAGCTGGTACAATTGTACATGTTTCAACAGCAGATCTATTACTTATTTGTAAACTTTCTCCTAAAACACCTGCTGGAAGTGTTAAAGCTAAACTAGCAGTTAATATATAAACTCTTCCTGTTGCTGCTGTAGTATTTGTAGATATTACATTAGGTGTTATATTTTGTGCTATGGTAAAGTTGTTAGGTGAATTAGTTGTAACATTAATTCCTGTACCACCTGTTAAAGTTGCAGGTGATAAAGTACCACCTGAATTTAAGAATCCTACAGATCTTATTTCTATTATAACACCACTTGGTGGTGCTGTAGCAAAAGTAACTGTATTTGCTGATAATGATAATGTACTTACGTTTTGATACAAACCGTTTAAGTATACATCAATAGCATTTAAATCAACTGGTGTTATGCCAAGAGCATATGCCGTTGTTGATCCATTACCTGTAAAAGTATCTGTATATAAAGCATTAGTCGATGCTGATATAGCACCTAATACCATTACCTCTACATTGTAACCATTTTGAGGTGCTGTTGCAAACGTAAGTGTTGTACCTGATATTGCATATGTACTTTTATCTTGGTATATACCTTCTAAAAATACAAAGGTCATATTCTCTTCATTTACAGTAGTTGTCAAGGTAAATGCTGTTTTAGAACCTGTACCTACAAAGTTATTCTTATTAAATCCACTTAAAGCTAAGGCTTTTATATGAACTATTTCTATATTAGCACCGTTTGGTGGTGCTGTTGTAAATGTAACTACATTGCCTGTGGTTCCATAAGTTAATTTAGACTGATAAACACCACTTACATATACTTGTGTTGCATCTTCATTAATTATAGAAAGTGATGTAGCAAAGTTAATTGTAGTACCATCGCCTACAAATTCATCAACTTCAATTACACCATCAACTGCAACATAGTGCATTATTTCTATTTCAGCGCCCGTTGGAGGTGCTGTACCAAATGTTACTGTACTACCAGTTGTAGTAAAGCCATCTTTATCTTGATAAACACCATCTATATATATCTGTATATTATTTTCAGATACTATAGTAGACGAAACACCATAAGCAACGGTTGAACCGTTACCAGTATAGTTGTTTCTTTGTATCGTTACTGTACCACCACCAGATCCTCCTGTAGAAGCGATTGTAAGCGTGTCTGTTGCAGCATTTGTAGTTAAACTTATATTACTACCAGCTGCCACTGTTAAAGTGTCCGTAGGACCATCTGCTACAATACTAGTTTGTCCTGATACAGCAAATGTTTTAAATGCTTCAGTAACAGTACCACCACCACCGCCGCCACCTATCTCACCCCAAGCTGGAGTTGAGCCAAAGTATCCTTCAAATTTATCAGTAGTTGTATTATACCTAAACATACCAACTGCAGGCGAACCTGGGCGCTGAGCCGTTGTACCATCAGGTACTTGGATCCAGTTCCCGCTTGATATTGATAGATAACCATCAATTTCTACCGAATTTTTAAACTTAGTGGCCATATATTATATTTCTTGAATAAGTACTCTTATATCATTTGTTGTAGGCGCTGTTGTAAAACTTACAGTTACAACATTGACGCTAGTTCTTACAACATCAGCATACACTGTGTCATAAGTTGATAGATCATAAAGTTGTACTATAACGTCAAAATTATTTAAATTATGTGTGATTGTATACGACAGGGCTGATCCATTACCTATTGATGTGGTAAATGTCTTAGGTGCAAGTTGCACCCAACCAGCTGTGTCTACTGTAAAACTAGCTGAATCATAACCAGATATACCTTTTATAGCGGCGCCTGAGGTGGCCGCTGCGGTAGCTATGTCTATATTACTCTGAACAACTGTCCAGTTAGCCAATGCGCTACCAGCTGCTGCGGCCGTTGCTACTTCCGCAATTAAAAAGTCTCCTATCCTTACTTGTTCTGAGAAGAATAAACCATCTACAGTAACTGTGTAAGTATCTCCTACAGCTATTGCAATATTTCCACTACTTACATTGCTACCCATATTTAAATGGTAATAACATATATAATTTAAGCTTGGTACACCAACTGGTAAAGTTACAGTTATTTTTCTTGCAGTTGCTGCCGCAAATCCACTTATGTAAGCATTATAAGTTACTACAGCACCGTCTAAATAATAAACAACTCCAGTACTGTAAACACCAGCTGCAGCATTTGTTGTACTTAATAACAATGGATGCGGTGCATTACTAGCATCATCTTGATTTATAGTGTATGCAGTTCCTGGTATTAGCGTTAAAGTTTGTTGCTGTATACCGTTTATAAAATATCTATTACCAGCAGCTACTGCTTGAACTGTTATAGTATAAGTTGCTGCACTTGTAGATGAATCTAAATCAGGTGTATTTGTAGACGCATTATATCCGCCTTTATAAGTTAAACCACCAACAACAGCATTATCAACATATGCTTTTGTTGCTGCATCTTGTGCGGCTGCAGGATCAGTAACATTTATAATTTTATTACTACCCATGTCCACATTAGCAGTAGCTGTAGCTAATGAACTTATAGGTGTACCTACAACAAAGTCATATATCTGATCACCTGTAGCAAGTGCTGTACTATTATTTGCAACTGTAGCAGTTACTATAGCTAATTGAACTATAGGACCTGTTCCGTTTGTTACAGTTAATTGATTAGCTGTACTTGTTGAAATTTCAGTAATATCACCAGAAAAAGAAGACCAAGCTGTTCCGTTGTAAAAGTATATATTATTATCCGTAGAGTCATAGTATATCTGGCCAGCG